CTTCCAAATCCTCCAAAGAAACAGTAAAAACGCCGCCGCTTCCACCTCCTGCATGGTCAACGGCGTTTGTGAAATTAACATTATCTGCTATGCTTATTCCTGCGGCGGAGTAATCGGCTTCCTTCCCAGCAACCGTTAATTCAATGTCAATACTCGAATACGTAAGGTTCTGATATTGCATTAATGAAACATACGGGGTAAAAGGATAATCGCCTTTATAATCAAAGTTTATTCCGCTCATGGTGTTAATTTTTAATGGTTATTCCGTTGTTTTTTCTTCCATCTGAACTGCGTCGAGGTCATCATTCAAAGGAGAAACAATTGCTACGTTTTGAGTTGCTGCTCCGCTTGTAATCATAGCTTTGCAATTCGCAAAAGTTCCTTTAATGATACATCCGGTATCATTGCCTTTTACATATAATACTCCTCTTAATTCGGCACGAATGGTAATACGGTTATTTGTAAAGTCATCATCATCATAGCCAACCGCAAGGTCATAATCTTTACGAACTTTGTAGTTTACCTTCATCGAATCCATTACAAGAAATGTTCCTGCTGTGATTCCGGTGTTTTCGATTATGGTACATCCTTTAAATTTCGTTCCGTCTGCGGTTGTAAAAGGAGGTAAAATATATGCTCCATTTGTAGTTTTTGTAACATCCATCAAGGCTACATCAGCGGGATTCAGGCAAATATAATTAGGGCTTCCATGTGCTTTCGCAACTAAGGCGATTGCAATACGCAAAACATCCAAATCATTTGCATCTTGAATTTTGTGATAAAATTCTGCGTTGACTGAATTGGTAACGTTAAATGCTGTTGCAAATTCCAAAATACCTTTTAATTGCGTCGGTGTTCCGCTTCCGCTTCCTGCTAAAATTTGAGCATCTTCGTAAAGCATCAACTTTTGCATTAAATCGGTGCGAATAGCATCCTCCATAAAGGGAATATCCTCTAATGCTTCTTCCGTTACTTTCGTATATGCTGTGATTTTTTGAACGGTTGCTGTTTTCAAAGCCCAATCTTGGTCTCTTTGATTTTTAGGGGTGTTTTCATCGGTCATCCCTGCATCTCCTTCTCCGGCGCCTTGTTCATACCATTGGTGAACTGCTCCGGTTGCTGTTCCTACATTGATAATATTACGCAAAAAAGGCTTGCGTGCAGGATACATGTTTATTTCTGTATCGGTTGAATAAAATGGGGCGAGGCTGTCTACGTTTGCGCGGGTAATATCGCCAACATCTTTAATAATAACCTTTCCGCCAACCCCTTTAATAGCCTTCAATTTATCGGCGTTTTCTTTCAATATAACTTCGAGTTTGTTTGTTTTCTCGGTAGTTTTCTTTTCAGCCCCCAACTTGGCTATTAACTCTGTGTGTTCTTTAGCTTCTTCCTGTGCAGCTTTTAATGCTTCCTTTAATTCGGTTAGTTCTTTTTGCAATAAAACAACTTGTTCCTTGCTTTCCTTTGTTTCTTCTTTTACTTTATCGGAAATTAAAGCCTTTAATTCATTAGCCTTATTTTCCATTTCTTTTAATTCGTCTTGTGTCATTTTTTATAATTTTTAAATTTATACTTATTTTAATGCCTTAATCATTGCGTCATAAAGAGTGTTAATAATCAACGGCTCTCTAATCGTTTGAGTGCTTTCATGCGGCTCGTCGTCAACTTTAAGGTTTTTTATTTCTTCTATTTCAAGGGTCGGAGTAATCGGATTGCTGCCTAATAAAACCGCCGACCCTTCTATTAACTTGGCTTCTGTAACGGCATAGAAAACGCCACCTTGTATTTGTTCTTTGTTTGCTACATGCGAAATGTATTTATCATAATTGTCTTTGTATTCCTTTGCCCACGTTTCTTCTGAATTTATACAAAGATAGATGTTTACATATTGCATTCCGACAGAATGCTGGTCAACGTTTCCTCTTTTGTACATGTCAAACATGTAAGCGTTGTCATTGATGGATATATTTGCATCAAAAACAAGAGCTTGCGTTTCGCCTTCATATTTATATCCCAACTCTTTCCATGTTATTGTTTCGGTTGTGGCTTTCACATCTCTGCTAATAACGTGGTCAAATTTCATTAAATGTTCTTGTAAAAGATATATTTTCCTTTTTTCTTGTAGCGTTTTTTTCCAAAGCCCTTTAATGTGAACATCTTGATGCGAATCGTATAAATTTGTGGTATTAACAATAGCTTTTACTTTTATCTTTGTAGCATCGGTCGATACAATTGATTTTTCTTGCTTAAATTCGGAGCCTACAAACATAAAAGGGTCTGCTTGCTTAATTGTAGCCTTTTTCTCGCTTATGACGAGGTCGATATTGTTTATAAGATGTTCGTGATATTCCGTTATTGATTTAAAATTTTTCATTTCTGTATAGTATTATTTTTTTCAAGCTCCTTCAATTTCTTACGAAGCATAATTTTAACTGTTTCGCTTTTAGTATTCTTTATTGCTGCCTTTATATTTTTAATTGTCGTTTCCATATTATGATAAGGTTAATGTTTTTGCACTTTTAAGGCTCATAATAATCGCCCTTTCGCTATCGCTCATTTCTAATAATGTTTTATCGTATATAGGATTGTCGATTGCTTCCATATTTAACTTTGCCCTCCAATCATTTAAAGTAATTAAACCGCTGTCAAACTCGATTTTGCATCTCTCTGTAATAACTTTGTCTGATGTTTCCCGTTCATATTTTGCTTGTTGTAAAACTGCAACTTCATCCCATAAAGCATCAAAATAAAATCCGTCATTTACAAGTCCCATAAATCTACTTTGATATGCCAACTCCTCATTAACTAAAGGAATAATAACATCGGAATACGTTTTTATTTCGGCGGTTTTTTGATTTGCAAACGTGCTGCTGTCTTCACGTGGAATTAATTCTTTGTCAATTTGGAAACATCCGGCTATTTGTACGGCATCGTTTAATGTTTCTTTGAACGGTTCAAGTTCTTGTATGTTCATCCCCATTTGAATATACTCAATAGGGATAGAAGAAATTACATGCTGTCTCTTATCGTACTCAACTCCATAATTAGCATAGAAATCGTCGTGCAGTTGTTTCTTTTCTGAGGGAGTCATGGCTACTGCTCCGGTAGCGTCGCCCATTTTGCTGACAATAGCCCCCAATGCACCACGCTTTGTATAAATAACATTTCTTGCTTCGTAAACACTCATTAAGTTTGCTATTGGATATTTTTGCGACTGTAAACGGCTAAATGCTTTTAAATATCTGCTATCAAAATCAATATTGTCTTTGATATGTAAAATACAATTAGGATCTAATGTATATCTTAATCCATTCGTTTGTAATTCGTAACCTTTTATTATTTCTTCCTTTGGCTTCCCGCTATACAAGTCAGGATTATAATTCCATGTTTTAATTTCTACATTGTGCGAAGGTAATACATAGAAAGCATCACAATATTTGTATAACTTATCTTTGAACATCGGGTCGGTAGCTGCATAGCAATACGAATTTCCATTTATCAAACGCATCAAGATGCTATACGCAACATAATCCTTGAAAGAATAATACGGATTAACATTTTCAAGCAGCTTATTTAATCGTTCGTTATTCCAAACAACCTCATCCGTTTTGAATGATTTTATAACGATTTGCGGTTTTTTGGCACGTTCAACAATAAAGTTAATTGGAAATTGCACTTCTGATATTTCTTTGTAAATAGTATAAAGGTTTTTACCTGCATAACCCGAAAATCTTCCGATAATGCTATCAATATCAACGCTCTTGATGCTATAAAAAGACGGATTAGGACGCTGCAATTCGCTTGTCAGCTTCCTATTCGCTCCTTTTCGCTTTATTTCATAGCCGAATAAATTCATGCCG